ATCAAATCTTCAATAAGGGCTCAGAATCATACTCAGCTGGAGATTTAACTAAAGTGTATGATTACATCCGTGAGTTAGACTATAGCTTTATGCTTAGTGATAAGTATGAAACTAATGTTACAGACACTGTAAACTATCAACACATTTCCCACATCAATCTAAAGAGTGAGTTTAAGAGAAATTTATTCATTGGTGGTGGTGCGGACTCTACTAAGTTTACTCAGGCTGGTGGCTCAGTTCTTGCTGCAGCCTCATTCAATGATGAGAATGTGTTCATTCCCCATAGCCGTACTGGTAAGGTAATGGATTCTGTATTGAGAGAATATCCCACTCTATATCATGCTGCTGCGTGGTTAGGAAGAGCAGCTGGACAAGGTGCTCAGGTTCCAATGACTTGGAAAGACTTAGACTTTGATTGGGTTAAACATATAATGTCTCAAACAGAGCGTGAAACAGCCATTCAGGCTGGCGTAGCTCACTTGCGTGATGTTGCCGGATTAGGTCTTGTGATAAACTTAGATTCAAACACTAAGCAAAAGAACAAGCAAGATATTTATTCTGATGGTACAAGCCCATTTGGCTCTATTGTGAGAATTAAAAATGTCTTGAATCGCTTCATAGCTATGAATTGCAGATTGAGATTTGTAGGGAAAAATGCCGCTAACGCATCTCCAGCATCTGTTAAGTCCTACATTGAGGAATTACTTCAAGCGAGTACTGCTCAGAAGGGTGGGGACGACAACTTAATCTTAGAGTTTAAAAATGTTAAGGCAAATTTAGTAGGTTCTGACTATAAATCAACC